TTCGGCAAGACGCATCTCGGTATCCAACTCGCGATTGACTACGCGATCGACGGCAAGGAGGTCGGATGGTTCGCTCCCACCTACCGCTACCTCGCCGACCCGTGGCGGGACGTCGAGCGAATCCTCTCGCCGGTCATCGTCAAGGCTGATCGCGTCGAGCGTCGGTTCGATCTCGTCTCCGGCGGGACGATCGACTTCTGGTCCCTCGACTCCGTTGATGCGGGACGAGGACGCCGCTACGACCGCGTGATCATCGACGAGGCCGGGATCGTCCGGGATCTCGGTCCGGCGTGGCAGGAGACGATCAGGGCGACTCTGGCGGATCGTCAAGGCGATGCGTGGTTCCTCGGTACGCCGAAGGGACGATCGTTCTTCCATCGGTGCTTCGAGCGAGGTCAGATCGGCGACGGCGGCTGGAAGTCGTGGAGACTACCGACGACGACGAATCCCACGATCCCGGCGGGAGAGATCGAGGCGGCTCGGCAGGAACTACCGAAACACATCTTCGAGCAGGAGTTCCTCGGCATCCCTGCCGACGACGGCGGGAACCCGTTCGGACTCGACTCAATCGCCGCGTGTATCTCGCCGCTCTCGACAGATCCCGTGGTCGCGATCGGTATTGACCTCGCGAAGTCGGTCGATTGGACCGTCGTCGTCGGTCTCGACAAGGATGGCAAGGTCGCGATGCTCCATCGCTGGCAAGGCCCGTGGGCGGAGACGGAACGCCGAATCCTTGAACTTCTCGGAGACGCTCCGTCCCTGATCGACTCGACCGGCGTCGGCGATCCGATCGTCGAGGGACTCCAGCGGAAGTCGCCGAGGGTCGAGGGTTTTAAGTTCTCCGCGACCTCGAAGCAGCAGATCATGGAGGGTCTCGCGTCCGCGTTCCAGACGCGACGAGTCGCGATCCCTGATGACTGGCTCCGCGTGGAGTGCGACACTTTCGAGTATACCTACACGCGAACAGGCGTTCGCTATGAGGCTCCGTCCGGAATGCATGACGATGGAGTCTGCGCGTTGGCTCTCGCTCTTCGATGCCTCGATACGTCGGCCCGATCAGGGTTCGACTTCAGGATTCTCTGACTATGCCGATCGGCGATCTCTTCGGATTACTTCGCAAGCGGCAGACCACGCCGGAAAAATACCTCGCATCCAGCGTGAACGTCGTAGGTGCTGGACAACACGGCGCGAAGCGTCCGGACTTCTCGCAGCAGCGAGGGATCACGTCGTTTCGTTCGTGGGTGTACGCCGCTGCGTCAATCAATGCGAACGCGGTCGCGGCTACTCCGCTCCGCCTCTACTCTGCAAAGGACGAGATCGGTCGAGTCTCCTCGCGTGCGGTCTCCCGGAATCGGAAGGCGTATCTATTCGGCGACGCTCCGGGCGATCAGCGGCCATCGACGTCGGTACTCCGCAAGGCCGCCATGTACGGCGACGAGATGCGGGAGGTCGTCGATCATCCGATCCTCGACCTACTCAACTCCGCGAACCCGTACCTCAATGGGTTCGACCTCTCGGTCCTTCGTGTCCTGTACGGCGAACTGACCGGCAACGCCTATCTGCACCCGGTCATCGACGAGGCGACCGGCGTACCGATCGAACTCTGGCCGCTTGCACCGCAGCACGTCGAGGTGATCCCTGACGAGGACACCTTCCTCCGTGGGTACGTCTACGGCGTAGACGCGCAGCACAAACAGATCTTCGAGCCTGATGAGGTGATTCACTTCCGGCGACCGAATCCGGGAAACCTGTTCTATGGGATGGGCAAGGTCGAGGCGGCGTTCGGCGTGATCGCATCGAACGAGGCTCTGCATCAGATGGACCTCTCGACGTTCCAGAACTCGGCGCGTCCCGACTACGCGGTGGTGGTGAAGGGAACGCCTACCGGCGACCAACTCGACCGATTCCAACAGCAGGTCGAGCAGCGACTACGCGGGACACGGAAGGACGGGAACTTCATCACGGTCACGGGCGACGTCCAGTTCACTCCGCTCAACTTCCCGCCGAAGGACATCGCAGGACGCGAGGAGATCGTCGAGGAGATCGCGGCGGTCTTCGGCGTTCCGGTGTCGATGCTCAAGGCGAACGATCCGAACCTTGCGTCTGCTCAAACTGGTTTCGCTCAATGGCGAGAGGGTACGGTCCTGCCGCTCGTTCGCATGGACGAGCAGGAACTGAATCAGCGTCTCCTCGGTATGTTCGGACTCGACGACGATTACTGCCTCGCGTACGACAACCCGGTTCCCTCCGATATGGCGTTCGATTTGCAGGAGCGGCAGACGGCGGTATCGGGAGGCTGGAGAACGCCGAACGAAGCGAGACTCGAAGAAGGACGCGAGCCGATTGAGAACGAATTCGCGGATCAACTGCTCATCGGCGGTCAGCCTCTCGGCGGCGCGCCTCCGATGGGCGGCGGGATGCTTGCGATTGACGAGCCGGAACAGGTTTCTATGATTGAACCGCCAGAAACAGACGTCGCGTTTGCTTCTTCGCTTCTCGAATCGCTCCGAAGCCGAACTTTGTCTCAGTATTCAGTTGTCAAGATGTTGCAAGGTTGCGGATTCTCGCGAGCCGTCGCTGAGAGGATGGTCGAAGCCGAGGAGAAAGCAGCCGAGAAGATCGTGTCGTCGTGCGGCGATGAGTCCTGCGGATGCGAAACGAAAGCGATCGACGACGTTGATCTGAAACCGACCGAAGAGATGGCCGAACTCGCCGAGCGAGGTCTTCGGCTTCGCAAGGAACACGGACGCGGCGGAACTGAAGTCGGAGTCGCACGAGCGAGAGACATCTCGAACCGATCGAACCTCTCGCCGGAGACGATCTCTCGGATGTCTTCTTTCTTCGCTCGTCATCGCGTCGATCTCGATGCTCCTGCTGCCGATCCCGGTCACGACGAGTACCCGTCCGCCGGTGTTGTTGCTTGGCTCCTTTGGGGCGGCGATCCCGCGAACCCGGACGAAGCCGGAGCGGCATGGGCAGATCGGAAGGTCGCCGAGATCGAAGGCGAAACCGAGAAGGTCGTTGAGAAAGAAACGACGAAGCAAGCCGAGAAGGTCTACGAGTGGCCGAAGTCGGTCCGGAAGTACCGACTCGACATCGAGGGACTCCCGTCCGACTTCGCTCGCGTCAAGGCGGAGCAGGGAGAGCCGTCCGCCGACGAGGACATTCGCGAGGACGAAAAGAAGACTCCGGCGATGGAGATCTCCTCGACCGTTTCCGGAGGTCTCGCCGAGGTTCAGAAGACGCTGATCGCGGCTATCGAGTCCGGCGAGATCGCGTCGGTCCCCGGCAAGGCTGCCGGAGGCAGTCGAGCAACCGAGATCCGCAAGATCCTGAAGACGCTCTCCGGTCTCGAAGGGAAGATCCTCGACGATCTCGTCGCTTCGATCTCGAAGGCCGCAGCGGGCGGAGGATCGGCTGGGATGGCTCGCGTCAACGAACTGCTCTCAGGAGCCGGATCAGGGAGGGTCGGCTCTCCGGCGGTCTCCGAGGCTCTGGCGAAGGCGGTCCAGAAGCGAGCCGGACTGATCGCGAAGGCGGTCGTGCAGGATACGGTGAAGCGGTTCGTCGGCAGCCTCGATCTGACGTTCTCGATTCAAGGCGAGGTCGCTCGACTCCAATCGCTCGGCGACCTCTCGCCGTCGAGAGCCGAGACGATCGCTCGAACCGAGTCGGCGAACGCCTACCACGAGGGACAGATCGACGCTTGGAAGGAATCCGGAGCCGTACGCGAGAAGCACTTCCTGAAGGCTCCCGGTGCTTGTCCGTTCTGCGATGCCGTCGAGAAGCGATACGGAGAGAGAGCGAAGGCTCTCGCCGTCGATGCTCCGATGGTACGAGGCGGCGAGACGATCACGGCGAACGGGAAGACGCTCACTCCAAAGTTCGATAGTCCCGGCATCGTTCATCCGAACTGCCGATGCGACTTCATCCCTGTTATCGAAGGACTCTGATGCAACGAAAGACCCTGACCGCTTCGCTCTCGAAAGCCGGACCAAAGATCGAGGCGACGATCTCGACCGAGACGATCGACCGAGACGGCGAAGTCCTGATCGCTCAAGGCATGGATGCGACCGACTTCTCTGATAACCCGGTCGTCTTCTACAATCACGACTATGCCCAGCCGATCGGACGAGTGACCGACCTCCGCCGATCAGAGAAGAAGATCGACGCGACGATCGAGTTCGCTCAACGCCCGGAAGGATTCGAGGGAGCCTACTTCCCTGAGTTCGTCGAGTCGCTCGTCGATCAGGGAATCGTGAAGGGTATCTCGGTCGGCTTCATCCCATCGCCGGGCGGCGTTCGCAAGGCATCGACGAAGGATCGAGAAGACTACGGCGACGACGTGCGGAACGTCTTCTCGAAGTGGAAACTTCTAGAGGTCTCGGTCGCTCCGCTCCCGGCAAACGGCGAGGCTCTGGTCTCTGCGGTTCGAAAGGGTCTCGTCGATCGAGACTCCGTAGAGCGATGGCTCGACTTCGTTCCTACCGTCCACACGATCGAGATCGAGGTTCCGAAACGCGGAGCGATCGACCGACTTTCGACACTATAAACACCGAGGCAGATCGGAAGGTCGGGACGGGTAGCCGCAATGGCTGGACCGGGCGGCAAGAAGTGAAGCGTCGAATCTATTCTCAACCACGAACAAGGAATCCAATCATGCGACAGGTGACTCTCACCTCGCTCAAGAACGAACTTCAAACTCTCGCCGATCAAGTCGGCGAGAAGCGGTTCGTCTCTGCGAAGGCTCTGTATCTCGACAAGGTAATGGTGACTGACGAAGACGGTACTCCCGTCGCTGCCGACGATCTCGAAGTGATCCTCGCTCCTAAGATGGTGGAGCCGGAAGCCGAAGAAGAAGAGAAGGCAGCGGAAGAAGTCGAAGAGGAGGAAGAAGTGGCTCCCAAGTCGATCGCTCCTACCTTTCGCAAGGGACTTCGGCAGACTGCCGCCGCCTCTGCTCCTTCGATCATTCGACCTAAGATGTGGGGCGGACTGAAGAACTTCAAGGACGACTCGAACGGCGAAGGCGTCAAGAAGGCCGAGCGATTCGGTCGATGGCTTCTCGCTCAGACCGGGCATCGTAAGAGCCTGAACTGGTGCGAGCGAAACGGTCTTGAAGTCAAGGCTCACACCGAAGGCGTTAACTCCGCCGGTGGCTTCCTCGTCCCGGATGAGTTCGAGACCGAACTGATTACCCTCCGCGAAGAGTTCGGCGTGTTCCGTCGAAACGCTCGCAACCGTCCGATGAGTTCGGATACGCTTCGCGTCCCTCGTCGAAGCACTGGTCTGACCGCTAGTTTCGTCGGTGAAGCCACCGCCGGTACAGAGTCAACTCAGACCTTCGAGTCCATCCTGCTCGTCGCCAAGAAGGTCATGGTCCTGACCACGATCAGCAACGAACTTTCCGAAGATGCCTTTGTGAATCTTGCGGACGACGTTGCTGGTGAGATCGCCTACGCTCTCGCCAAGAAGGAAGATGAGGTCGGGTTCAACGGAACCGGGCTGAGTTCCGAAGGCGGCATCGAAGGCATCGTGACGAAGATCGAAGCCGGTACAACTGCCGTGATGTATCACGACGCTGAAGTCGCCGATCTCGGGTCAATTACTCTCGATAACATCGGCGCAATGATGGGACTCCTTCCCGCTTACGCCGATACGCCGAACGCGAAGTTCTACATGCACAAGGCCGTTTGGCATGGTGGCTTCGAGGCTGCGTTGACCTCTGCCGGTGGAACCTCCGCTCGCGAGATCAAGGACGGATATCGGGGAACTCCTACGCTCTTCGGTTACCCGGTCGAGTTCACGCAGGTCATGCGATCGGCTCGTGCTGCTGACAAGATCGGCGCGCTCTTCGGCGATCTTTCCCTCGCGGCTTCGTTTGGCGATCGTCGAGCGACCGAGGTTCAGATCAGCGATTCGGCTCTGAATGCTTTCGAGCAGGACGAACTCGCTGTCCGTGGCACGGAACGCTTCGACATTAATGTTCACGATGTCGGCGACTCGTCCGCAGCCGGTCCCGTCGTCGGTCTTCTCTTCTGATCAATCTTCAATCTGAGCGGGAGGGTGGTTCGCCATCCTCCCGCTGAAGGAACACACTCAAATGATTCACGCTCAGAACACCAAGTTGGTTTCGATTACGCCTCCGGCGGCAATCGTAGACGACGCCAGTTATACCACGGCAGAGGTCGATACCTTAGGCTTCGACTATGCTCAGGTCATCGTCTACCTCGGAGCAACCGATATCGCAATGACGGCTCTCGCGGTCACAGAGTCCGATGTCTCAGGGTCCGGTCACGCTGCGGTCACGGGTCTGGTCTTCGGAACTTCCGACAACATCGCAGGCTCGACCTCGGCACTTCCGTCTGCCACGGACGACAACAAGTTCCAAGTCTTCGATATCGACCTCCGAGGAAGGAAGCGGTATCTCGATGTCCTTGCGACGGCAGGCGACGGAACGGCTGGAACTTTCGCGACGATCCTCTGTATCCTGTCCCGTGCGGGCGATGCACCGGTCACCGCCGCAGAACGCGGATGCGACGAAGTTCTCGCAGTCTGATCTCTCTTGCTCTTTCCTCCTTTCTTTCGGGTGGTCGATCGGCTTCGGTCGGTCGGCCACTCGGAGTGAGGATGCACCGGAGGACCGATGGCTGTTGACACCTACGCTCTGACATCGCTCTCGAACCTGAAGGACTGGATCGGCATAACCGGTACAGTCGATGACGCCATCCTCGAATCGGCGATCGACCGAGCGTCCGACATCATCGAGCAATACTGCGAGCGGAAATTCAAGTCGCGAACCTTTTATGAGTTCGTGCAACCAAACGGCGATCGAACCGTGACCGTGGACAACGTCCCGATCATCTCGATCAATTCGGTTGCGTACGGTTCGGCGATCGCGTTCACGGTCGAGAGTGACACCGCTTCGACGGATGTCCTCGCGACGGTCGGCAACGACGGGACCGATCTCCGACTTCGCAAGGTCGCGAGCGATGGGACGGCGACGACTTCCACCGTTGCCTTCTCGTCGTACGCGACCACGACGCTGATCGTGAACTATATCAACGCGAGCGTCTCCGGCTGGACCGCAACGCTATCCGTGAACGCCTACGCCCGAAGCCTCTACCGCTTCGGCGGTCGCGGCGTGATCGACGCTCCTTGTCACTTCGAGTATCCGAGAGACAACGTCTCCGAGTATCGAGTGGACTTTGCGACCGGCCAGATCCACATGATCGCCGACCGCTTCCCCGGTATCCGATCGGACGACGCTTCGGCGAACCGGTTCCCGTCCGGGTTCTTCCCGGTCTTCGTAGAGTACGAAGCAGGGTTCGCGACGATCCCGGACGACCTCGAACAGTCAGCGATCGAGATCGCCGCCGACCTATATCGAGAACGGAAGCAAGATCGAACGCTCGGATCTGAATCGCTCGGCGACTACAACTACAGCCGCGTGGCGGTCGCCGAACTCCTGACCGCTCGATGGGACAAGTTGCAGGCATACAAGGAAATTCGATGAGCGTCGAGAGCATGATCGCGAAGCACGGGAAGACGGTCACGGTGAAGACCCGGACGACTGCGAATGATGCGGTCGGCTCGCCGGTCGAGACGTGGACGAGCGTGGTCGGAGTCTATACCGCGATGGTTCAGATCAGCGGAGGCTCGGACGCGACGACGGCAGGTCGAGAGGGACGACAGCGAACGGCGACGATTTACCTCGTGGACGATCAGGATCAGAAGATCGACATCGAGGACCGGATCGACTACGGCGGCGCGGAGTGGGAGATCCGATCGGTCCGTGTACCGGACGAACGCGAGGCGACCGACCAACTCTGCTATACAATCGTAGACGTCGATGAGGTGATCCAGTGACGATCCGAGCGAAGGTGAATCATAACTTCAACGCGGCAACGGTCACGAAGGCGTACCGGATTGAGACAATCGACCTTGTGAACGATGTCGCGACCGGCGTGCAAAGACTACTCAAGAAGAATCTGAATCGCGGCGACGGTCGAACGAATCCAAGCAAGCCGGGAAACCCTCCGCACGTTCGGACTGGCACACTTCGCCGGTCGTGGACCACGAAGGGAAACCGAACCGAGAAGCGATCGAAGTCCGGCGTCCGTCTCCGTCTCGGATCGAACGTCGTCTATGCTCGCGCTCTGGAGTTCGGATATCGACCGAGGAACCTCAAGCCAAGACCTTACCTCGGTCCGACCGTTCGCTCGCCGCAGTTGCGGAAGTTCATCGACCAGCGTCTTGCAAGGTCGGCATCGAAGATTCGATCTACAATTCGCAAGAAGGCGGTGAAATAATGAGCGTCGATCTGATGAAGGCGATCTACGCCCGGCTGACCTACGACGCTGGATCTAGCACGAACCCGCTCCGCACGGCGGTCTCCGATCGGATCTTTGCGATCGAGGCTCCCGCCCGGACGACGCTCCCTCTTGTCGTGTACTCGTTCGACTCGGTCGATACCGAGCGATTCTTCGGAGGCAATATTCGAGAGATCGGATCGTTCACCGTCTCGGTCTTCACGAAAGCCGAAGCGGGTGCAGATTCGATAGTAGACATAGAGAAACTCATCTTCGAGAACCTCGATCAGATCGACGTCGTTGTATCGAACCATGATCGAGGCTACATTCGCAACCTCTCGCGAGGTGTTCCGGAACTTGACGGCGAAGCGTTCCGGGCTGATTCCACTTTCGAGATCGTCGCCGCGATCAACTCCTGAAGGAACTTTCGATGGCTTCTACACTTGCTCACGGTTCGGATGGCACTGTCGTAATCGGTGCGAATTACGAGGCTCAACTCAACACGTGGTCGGCAACGCTCACCCGTGCGACTTCGGTCGTCACCGGCTTCGGCGATACAGGACACCAACGAAGAGCATCGAAGGTGGTTGATCTCACCGGCTCCGCTGGTGGGTTCTCCAAGTACGACGCGGCTGATCACGATCCGACCGGCATCATCGGTAACGCGGCAGCCACGCAAGCGAATATGGTTCTGACAGTTGCACCCGCATGCACGTTGACGTTTGACGCCGTTATTAATTCAACGGCGTTCAGCGTGACGCAGGACGGCGACTCGACGGTGTCATTCAACTTTGAGATGGATGACGCAGACGGTCCTACCGCTGCGTGGGATGAAGGTTCTTGATGGATCAGAATGGGCTGATTAAGAATCAGATCATCACGCCGAAGTTAAGCGACTGGCGTGTTCGGTTCTTCTTCGTCGATGGCTCTTCGAAGACTATTCGAGTTTCGCCCGGAAAGATCTCGCAAGAGAAGGCTGTCGCTACTGCGAAGCGTTCGATCAATCTGATGGATGAGTGCGTACTCGATCGCATCGAGACTACACGAGCCGACGTCAAGGCTTCTGCTCCGTTCGGAATCATAAAGAAAGGCTAGTGCATGAACCCGATCCCGATCACGATTGGAGGAGAGACGACGCTCGTCCCTCGACTCCGAATCCAGCAGATCATCGACCTCTCGACTCGACGCTTCGAGCGTGACCGTCTCGATCTCGTCGCAGATCTGAACGATGCCGGAGTCGATGCCGAGAATCGTCTCGCTCAACTTCGAGAGCATCGGAAGGAGTGCGGTCTCTCCAGCGTGATCGTCCGCTCGGCGTTCTCCGTCGAAGGAGCGATCGAGATCGTCACCGATGCGATGGGCGGAGAACTACCGCAGCAGTTCGCGTCGATCTCGCCTGACGAGATGAGCCGTCTCGCGCTCGGCTGCATCGGCGTCGAACTCGAAGAGAAGGCCGAAGGGAGTGCCGAGGGAAAGGCGCAGGCGTGATCCGAGAATGGATCGCGGAAGCAGCATGGATCGCGAAGTATCTACCCGGCGTCGGTAACCCGATGTCACTTCCGGTCGATGAGTTCAACGGGTATCTCGATGAGATCATCAAGATGCTCAAGCGGGAATCTGGAAGCGGATCGCCGTCGGGCGATCATCGGTCCTTCGTTGACGATCAGATGAGGCGTATACATGGCTGACTTTGAACTCGAACTCCAACTCACCGCCCGGATCGACGATCTGGAAAAGGGAATGAAGGACGCTCAACGCGCTGTCGAGAAGTCTTCGGAGAAGATGGAAACCGCTACGAAAGATGCAGCCGAAGGCGGCTTGACGCCGCTGATCGACAAGATCGCAAAGGTTGCGGCGACGTTATTCCTCGCCGAGGCTGCGTTTAAGGTTGGCGGTGCGGCAATCCGAGGAATGGCTGGCGATACAGAGGGAATGATTGCGGCAGTGAAGGGGATTCCAATCATCGGACCGCTCGCGACTTCGATCTTCGACTTTGCTGATGCTTTGAAATACGCGGGCGATGAAGCAACCGACGCTCGCGAAGAGATCTTGGAACTCTCGATCGCTCTGCAGAGAATGGAAAAGCAGATCGCCTCCAGAGAAACTCGCGTATCTGACATGGCGGAACTGTCAAGGCTTCAAGGCAAGACGGAAGAGCAGATCGCAATGGCTCGCCTGAATGTGAAATTCTTAACGATCAGGCAAGAGGCCGAATTAGAAAAGAAGGCGGCGGAGGATACTTTCAAAGCGAGAAAGCAGGAGATCAAAGACTCGCATCTTGCTCAAGCCGAAAGTCTGGCTTTGCAAGTTGACGCGATGGAGGATCACCAAAAGGAACTGGAGAGAATCAAAGCAAAGTCTGCACTCAGAACTCAGATCACGACCTTGCAACAACAAGAGCAGGTCAAGATCGCCGAGACTAAAAGGCTCGAAGAGGTTGCAAAGCGAAAGGAAGAACTAAACAAACAAGCCGAGGATCATCACGAAACCATGATGGAACTCGAAGAAGAAGCAAAGAAGAAAGAATCAGAGAGACTTGAGATTGAAAAGGAGAAAGCAAAAGAACTAGAGAAGCATCTCGATCTCGTGAAGAAGATCCACAACGCCGAGCAGGAAGTCGCGAAGGCAAGAGCCGACGCTTCGATGAGGGTATCGCAGGCGACCGCGTCATTCTCAACGGCTGGCGGTTCGTTCACGACCGGTGCATCGGCGGAACTCAACGAGGCTAAACTGCTCACGAAGATATCGACGGCATCGAAAGAACTACTCGCTGAGATCGTTCGCAACACCGCAGGAATTGGAGCCGGTCTCGTATGACTTTCGTCACTGAGTTCATGGAGTCTCGCTCGATCACGACGAGCGGCGGACGCGGCAACGGTCGCCGGGTGTTTCACGCGAGCGGATACAGTAATCCGGGCGACGTCTTCGATCTCTTCGGCACTGGAGTTCTGCCGAGGAAGTACGAACGACATCCAGACTTCCCCGGTCTAATCGCTCGCGACTTCACGCTGACGCTTGTCGGCGGTCATACCGATCTCTGGAAGATCGAGTGGACGTACGAACAACTGAGCGCGGGCAGCATCGCTCAACCTGCGGACATTACGCCGACGGAAATCCTGCCGAACGAAGTGCAGTATGTCGAGGCGTCCGCCGAGATCCGCGCCGAGTTCGTTCTGGCGTATCGAATCGGCGTGGCGTATCCGGCTGACGGCGATCCTGCCGGCGATGAAGATGAAGTTCAAGGCAATCCAATTGATAAGGGTGGAGTTCCGACGTCGATCCAGCGAAACATCCAAGAGGTGACGCTGACGGAAACCGTGAACGTTCCAGACCTCAACACTTATCGCTCGTTCCGGTTCTTGCGAAACTCTAGACCGTTCCTCGACATGCCTACCGGCAAGGTTTTATATCGAGGCGCGTCGATCAGACGCACCGGCGTCGATGTCTTCCAAGTCGCCCACTCGTTCGTCGAGGATGGCGACTACCATCTTCAGCAGTCGCCGCGAATTGACGGTGACGGACAGCCGTTCCTCAAAGATGGAAAAGCGGAAGACGTGTACTGGGTGCAGCCGTTCGGATCAAAAGGCGACTTCCGAAAAATTTCCAC